CTATATTCTTTATTTACCAAAATTTTTTCGCCTTTGCAACGTACAAATCGCAAAACAGCAAAACCATTTATCATTATAGGCTGTTCTATTACTTCAAAACCTATGTAATCTAACCATTGTAATGTCTTTGCATGGTCAGCAGGTACTACATTTTCTAGCTGATAATACTTATTTTGAAAGTAATCTACTACTGGAACACACCATTTAAGAAACTTTCTTTGCACTTTATATATATCATATGTGCCTAATGCCCATATTTTACCTATCATATTGTCTATAATAGGACAGCAACCAAAAATAAATGAAGGTTGTCCATCAATCATAACAGTAAAACTTTCACCATTTGGCTCTCTAATACCTGCCATCAAAGCACGAAAAGGTGTAGCACCATGTATCATGCACTCTCTAACATCTGCATCTCTCATATTATTTTGCAGATAATTTAAATGTTTAATATGTGATTTGACTATAGGGTATCCATCATAAATACCCTCACCATTAAATTCTCTTAAAGCCATCAGTTACTTCTTGAACAAATGCTTTATCTCTTCTTGCAGGATCATAGTATCTTGGATCTCGCATCTTAGTCATAAGATCTTCAATAGTAACTTTAGATGGTGATGATGCTTGAGCATTAGGTGCTGTTTGTTGCATTGATCTTTGTATAAGTTCTAATGCTTTTATCCCCTCTGCACTTGTGCCAAGTTGTGCAACAGCCTCGTGCATTTCTTCAGGAAAAAATTTATTCATAAATAACTGGACAGCTTCTACTCTTTGATTAGCATTATCACCTAAATCTTTCTTTACTTGATCTAGGTCAGGTTCATCACTTGTATTATGTTCTGCCCATTTAGTTATACCTTCATTAAATTCATCTTGTGATAATCCATTTTCCCAAGAATAATCTGCCCACCATTTTAATAATGGATTAGTTGCGGCTTCAGCTTCATCTAATATTTCAGGTATTTGATAATCACCTGCACTAGCAGGTCTGTTTGCATATGCTTCTGTTTCTAACTCTTGTAAAACATTAGCTTTGATATCTTCTTCTTTTTTACCTTTCCATGATTCTAACTCTGAATATGACTTAGCCATATCTTCCCATGAATTAAATTTTTCAGGTAAGCCTTCAGGTCTTGTTGGTTCAGCTACAGACTCAACAGATGTGGGAGGCACACTTGTTTCGGTTGGGGTTTCTGTAGCTGATTCTGTTGGTGTAGTTTGCTCTTCACTCATTTCTTTATCCTTTGTGCATGGTTGATTCTCTTAACTATTAAAGCCACTAAATATCGTTGCCCTTCCAAATGTCTTAACTCTGCATCTGAAATATTAGCACCACTAACTGCTTCGACAGTTATTGACTTTAAATACT